TCTATTTTATTTTGAAGACTTTGATTCTTCTTCTCAAATGAAGAATATAAATTCTTTGCTTCTGATATGTACTGCTCTTGGTCAGGAATTCTTATTGAAGTATACTTCTTATAAAGACCTCTAATTTCTTTGTTTATACCTTTAATTTCTTCGTCATAATATTTTACTTCTGGTACTGTTGGAATAGAACCTTCTACTGAAAAAATCTTTTCTTCTAATCCTTTTATTTCTTCATCATAATATTTTACTTCAGGAACTTCAGGTATTTCTGAACGAACTTCTTTTACAGATTCTAATATCTCTTTAATCTGTTTATCATAATACTTGACTTTTGGTAATTTAGATATTGATTTCTCAATTAATTCTATACCTTTTTCAATACCAGAAATTTGTTCATCATAATACTTTATTTCTGGTATTACAGGTATCTCTTCACGAACTTCTTCAATAGAATCGATTATTAAATTAAGTTCCTTCTCATAGTATCTAACTTCGGGAACTTCTGGAATACTATTTCTAACTTCTTCTACTAATGCGGTAATATTATTTAATTCATCATCATAAAGAATTGGTTCAGGTATAACAGGTATTTCTGAACGAACTCTTTCAATATTCTCTTTAAGGGAAGATAGATTATTATATAAATCGGATGGGTCAAACTGTTCAGGTATACTCTCTTCTACTTCTGTTATTTCGGCACGTAAAACATTAATATGCCCTTCATAACTAACCTGACCAGGTATATTGTCAATCCTTTCTTTTAATTCTTCAATTCTACCAAAGACTTCTGAAAGGTCTGTTTTCTCAGGAATTGATTTAGATAAAGTTTTTAGATCTTCTCTTATCTTTGCAAGAGGGTCATGCTTAACTTTAGGTTTTACTTCTTCAACTATTTCTACTACTTCTTCCTCACCAAAATATTCTTTTGGTGCAGCAACTTTTTTATTTGCTAATTCCTGTTCTTCTTTTAATTTTTTGCGAGCTAATTCTTCGTCTTTTTTTCGCTCAAAAAAATCTGATGGTTTATTTAAAGACACAGAATATTACTCATCTATTTTAATATTTATTTTAGAAAAAAATTACTCTTTTTCTGAATTCTGCTGTTTAATTAGTTTTGCTAAATCAGCAGTAGAACCAACAAATAATGCATTAGTCACATTAGTTGGAGATTTTTTATCTTCAGTATTAACATCTTTCAGTTTTTTCTGAAGATCTATTAATTTATCAGTAGCATCAGAGACACTTTTGATTAACTGTCCAGCAACTTCATATGCTCTTGGCATTTCACTTTCTTGAGCAATCTCAAGAATACCATCAATTGCTTCTTGTCCTTTTTCTATTATACTATAAAGATTACCTCTTGTATATTCATAATCTCTCGTAATATCATCTTTAGTTAATCTATCAGGAGGTGGAGTAGTTCTCTCTATAGATTTCTTTTCTTCTACAACTTCTGGAGTAATGTTAAAAGTTTTATCTAAATTATCTTTAGGCATCATTTATAACCAACTCTCACTACTACCATCAAATCCAAAGTCATCACCTACCTCAATAGATGCATTATCGGCAGTTGTAATGGATTTAACGGCGGTTCCCTTAATATGAGATACTGCTGTAGTAGAATCTTGTCCTCTCTTTATAATTAACTGATTACCATCTCTTGAAACAACTTGTACTTCTTCCCCACCAATATCAAGATATAAATTCTCAGTAGATAGTATTGCAGGTATCTTAGAACCATCATCCACTGTAATATCAGTATCACCTAGTGCAATGTTCTCAGATAAGTTGGTGAGAACAATACCAGTGTAATTCTTGATTGCTCTTGGAGTAACAGAGTATGTAATATCTCTATTAGCAGATCTAGCACCACCAGCAATATATGTAACAGAAGACTTCTTGATGATATCCTTTGTAGCATCGGCAACTGGTCCGAATAGATATGTCTTTGCGGTAAATCTTAGTGTATAAAGAAGAACTCTTCTCTTATCAAAGTCTCCTTCATAATCATCTTGCATTGTAATATTTTCCAATACAATTGGTATATCTCTTTTCTCTTTTATAGTTTCAACTAATTCTACAGTTACATTATATGCAGGTTGGAAATATGGAAGAATCTGCTCTGTAATTTGAAGTGCATCATCATTTACCTTACACATAATACTCAATTCAAATTGCATATTATATGGAACTGGCATATATGACTTTTTAACATCACTTCCGTCAGTAGGGTCTTTAACAATAAATTGCTGAGTAGTGGTTACCTTTCTTGTAGGATCATACGTCAATCCAGTAAACTCAAAAGACATCCTCGGTAGAGTAATTGCAGTAGACTTATTCAAGTCAGGTGATTGCTCTAATCTTGCTAAGAACTTCTGAGTAGGACCATATGCCAAAGGAACCCTTATAGTTGAATCAGTTTGCTTAACAGTAATGCCATTAAACAAAGTACCAAACGCAATAATGGTTCTTCTCAGAATTTCGTTATAAAAATATTCAAACATTGTTATAGTCCTGGTTTCTTATTTAGGGAGTACCGAATGGGTTCTGTTCAGTAAAGTCTAATATCTTATCTGCTTCTACTTCTATATTAAAGTTATCTGCATATCCATCATCTGTAGGTTCATCATCTACAATACGTAATGCATGGGATGCCTTAGATACAGATCCAACTATATTTTCACCAATACTAAATGTACCAGAGATTGAAGATACTTCTAAAATATTTGTCACAGAATCCCACGTTCTAACCCTTCCTGTAGCACCACTTACTGAACCCGTAACAGTTTCATTAAATATGTAATTGCCAGTAGAATCTAATGAAGGATCTGATATAGTTATATTTGGAATAGTTGTATATCCAGCACCAGCATTGGTAATATTAATAGCAGTAATACTACCCGCATCACTTACAACGGCATGTGCTGTAGCAGTGGTTCCAACACCTGTTGGACCTGATATTGTAACAGTTGGTGAGGTTGTAAATCCACCACCACTTGATGTTACAGTAATAACTCCAACTAACCCATTACCAATATATGCAGTTGCTGCTGCACCTGCTCCACCGCCTCCAGTAACTTGTACAAGAGGTGCAACAGTATATCCAGAACCTGGATTAACTAAATCTATGTTTTGAACAGATTTAGCATTGGCATTTACATTTAAATTACATACCTGAATACCACCAATCATCCTTGTAGTAGCAATACCAGTTACTCCACCTGAAGGTGCTGATGAGAATCCTATAGTAGGACTGTGAAGGTATCCACCGCCCCTGTCAGTGATTTGTACGAATCTTATACCACCAGTAGATATAATACTTGTTTCTGCTGCTGCAGTCGATCCTGTGCCGACTAGAGTGAATGTTTGAGTTGGTCCTAAGATAGTTGGAATACCATCCTCTGTAATCCCATCAGCATTATCTCCAGTTAACTCATCATCAATCTCAGCAATGCCAGTATCAATAACTTCATCTCCATAACGGAAGAGTTCACATCTCAATTCATAAACATATGTTTTTTGAAGTTGATAGAAAGGTTTCTCATGTTCAACAAACTTAATCTCAAATAATCTATCACCTAATGGGAAATAGATTAAATCACCTTCTTTTGGTCTAGTGGATAATTTTACATCTGCCTCATTCTTCATCAAAGGTGAGATATAATCTTCAAATCTTTCCTTAGAAATAGTAAGAGTTATTTCGTTTGTTGCTTCAATACCAAACTTGGTTAGAAGAACTGGATTCTCTCCATATCCATCAAAAGTATCTACATATGCCTCTAAAGGATATGCGTCATCAAATTTAGATTGTACTACTTCCCTTATTATTTTATTTTCTTCAACATATTTTCTAGGCATATAATGTACTTCAACACCATACATCCTCAACTGTTCGTTGATTAAATCCTGAACTAAATTCTGTTCAGATCTTGCTCCTTGTTGAAAAAAGGGATTGAGCACTATATTAACCTATCATATCTAGAGGTGGAATTTCATAAGTATTGGACATCATTTCTCTGATGACTTCTAAGTCCTTTTCACCATCATCGTAAATTTGTCTTCCATTTAATTCAATACCACCTGGTAATTTAACTCCTTGGAATTTAAGTAAATTTTGACCCCACTGTCTCTTCATTAATGCAGTTGCATATTTCTTTAAGAAAGAATCATTCCAAACTCTTGTATAATCATTTGGATTTAATGCTCTAAAACAATCCATTATTAGGTAATCGCCTGGATTTAATGTTGCCCAGTCAAAGTCAAGGTATAGTCTATCCATCCTCTGATTGAACCTTATTTGCTTCTCTGTGGTCAATAGAAA